ACATACAGATGGTAAAATATATTTTAAAAATCGTTATGGTGCCGGTTGACCAAATTGGTCTGTTACATTACTCGGTGAGTAGAAATAATAATTTTAATACAAATGTATAAAAATAGAGTAAAATAGCAGATACTATATACTATAATCAACTTTAATGAAAGGATTTATTATGAAGTACAAACTCTTTAAACTTCTTGAGGTGTACGGAGAAATTGAAAAAGTCTTAAAGAACTCTACTGATTTTAAACTTAATATGCAACTCATGGAAAATCAAGATCTTATAGAGCCACATAAGAATAGGTTGTCTCGTCTAATAGGGGAGAACCCAGAATATCTACAATATGAAAAAGAAAGAATCACTTTATGTAATCAGTATTGCGATAAAGACAATGAAGGCAATTCTTTAGTAATAGACGGTGCCTTCATTGGACTTAATGTTAATGTAGAATTTCAGAATAAAGTAGAAGCTCTCAATGATCATTATAAAAATACTATCGAAGAGATGAGTCCCAAGATAACTGAATACAATAAGGTACTTTATACTACTGATATTGATATTGAATTCTTACCAATTACAGAGGATGTATCTAATGGAGTAATGACTGGTATGACACAGAAGATACTTAGACCATTATTCCAATCCAAGCCTAAAGACATAAAGGCTACTAAAGATCCTATAATTTCTGATGAAAACAAATAAACACGGTTACGTACCTGCTGCTCTTATGCTTAATAATATAATAAGAGATATGAGGGCTCATGTAGAGTTCGAAAAATTTCTTTGCAGAACTATTAAAGACAATGAGATAACACAGAAATTTAAATCTAATACAGAACAGCATGGTAATTCAATGTACCGATTCTGGTACAATAATGCAGCTGTAGAAGAACATACAATAGCAGGTAAAAAAAATAATGCCGGTAAATAACAAACGTCCTAATAGCGAATACGACATGAGAGAGCAATTAACCAGGTTCTCTGAGAGTCTGGATAATACATCATTCAGAGGAGTTAACGACTTGGTATCTGTCGTTAATAATGCAGAATTAGACGCAGTAGGACTACTAAGGAAACTTACTGAAGACATAGATCGCCCCCTTCTAAAGACGTTGGCTACTGACATGATAAACTTCTTAGGATCATTCTATGGAAGCGAAGAAGTGTTATGTTGCTTACTAAAGAATATACTAATTATGGCTGGAGCCGGTGAAAGTATTAATGAGTGGAGAGAGGCAGTTAAGAAGTTTAAAGAAGGTTTAACTGGAGAAGAAGAGGACCTGTCCAATGAGTATAGTATATCAGTTAGTGACCTAGCGTTTGTTAAAACTTTGGATGAGATGATATTCGTTATAGATACTATTATAGTATTCTTGGAGTTAGATGTTCAGGATATAGTATTCCCTATACTAGATTTTTCTCACTTGTTGTCTTCAGCTATCCTAGGTATGCTTATTATATCTATGCAAGAGATAATATTTACTATGAGAGATACTGCTATTGCTTGGGTAACTAATTCTCTTGTGCAGAATGTTGGTAATCAAGCTTGGTTAAAGTGCCTTCCATTCATGGATTTCGTTAAGATACTGCGAAGATATATTCATGATTATGGATTCCTGGATAGATTATTTAATCTAACTAATGGTTATGTAGGTGAAACATATAAAAAATTCGATAAATATCGGAAGTCAGACGTATTAGAAAATATCCGGATGTTAGAGTTCCTAAAGTGGTTAAGAGATATCCTTGTTAAGATGAAAAGGGCAGCTATTAACTGGGAGCTTTGTGTAGACTTGAACTTTGACACAGATAAAGATAAACATAAGACTAAAGTAGAAAGCGTATATGATGACTTTATATCTAATTATCTTACCGGAAAGGTACCACTTGGGTATCCAGGAGACAATTTAAATATAACATTAGGAGACGATAATACTATACTAAAGGATACAGATGATCCTATATTAAATAAGCAGGACATCGATAAAAACTATAGACCTCCCTCTAATAGTGAGATTAGAAATTTCTTAGTTGGTTCTATGGGAGTTCCTGCTGATGTAGCAGATCAAATGACTGGTCTAACTAATGCCACTGATAATGTGCAAGGAACTTTGAGTAGAGACCCCACTAAGAATAATAGTGATTGTGGATATACCCTCAATCCTTCTGATGTTAAAAAATTGTTAATAGATATAATAAACTCTAAAGGGCTATAATGAATAAATTCCAAAGATTCTTTACTCATACTGTACTAGGTATTCCTGCAGATAATAGTCAATCGGTGATTAACGAAGACATTAAGAAAACTTCAGATCCCACACAAAAGTTTCAAAAACCATACCACTTAAGGAGACATGAACCAGATAAAGTTCCGATGAATACTATATTCTATGAATCGGAATATGACCTTCATACTATAGCTAATGCCAGACAATTAGATGGCATAATTAATAGGGCTATCTCTGTATTTAAAGAACAGATACTTAAGAATGGTTTTGAATACGTATCTAAGAACGATAAGGCACAGCAGCACATAAGACGAAGATTAAGAGAGATTGAGTTATTCACTAATATTAAGCACACAGAGATAATGGCAAGTATAGCTGATCAATTAGTTACCTATGGTAATGCCTATATAATAAAAGTTCGTAAAGATATATCTAACTATGGCAAGCGGTATAAATTATTTAATAAGGTTGTCAAGCCTATAGTAGGAATATTTGTAGCAGAAGCTACTACAATGTCCATAGGTATAGACCCTGAGGAACAAGTACGTAAGTATAAACAATCAATTCATGGTATCGATAGGTACTTTAATATAGAGGACGTTATACATTATACTTATAATAAGTTACCTGGTACACTTACTGGTGTATCTAGTATAAATCAAGTACTGGATGATGTACGAGCTTTAAGAAAGCTTGAAGAGGAGATAGAGATACTAGGATTCCAGTATGCAATTCCATTGTATCTGTATAAAGTTGGCACTGACAGTCATCCTGCGGCCCCGGGAGAAGTAGAGACCGTTAGTAATGTGGTTAATAATGCACCTACATACGGACTTATGGTTGTCCCTCATACTCATGATATGAAAGCCGTTACTAGTGAAGGTGACAGTGTTGACGTAATGAAGTTTGTGCAGCACTTTAAAAGTAGGATATATGCTGGTTTAGGTGTCTCTCCTATAGCTATGAGTGAAGTAAGTACAAGTAATCGTAATACCAGTGAGATAGCAGACATCCAAATGCAGACCACTACTAAGTCATATCAACAGATAATCTCGAATAAGAATGAACAGGAACTAATAGATGAAATTATAAGAGATGGCGGTATGGACCCCCTGGATATAAATAGTGAGTTAAGATTTGGAGAGATAGATTTAGAAGCCCAAATAAAGAAAGAGAATCATATACTAGAGAAATACCAAGGTAATTTGATTAGTTTCGAGGAAGCTAGATTAGAGTCCGACCGAGAATTAGTTGTAGATGAAAAAAATATGTATCTTAATAAAGTACAGATACCTTTGTTAGAAGCTGAAGCTAAAGCTAAGGCAAGTGCGAATCCTAATCAAGCTTCTAGCAGTTCTACCTCTAAAGCACAGAAAACATTAAAAGCTAGTCAGAACAGAGTATCTAATAAGAATAGACCTACTAATCAACATGGAAAGTCATTAGGTAGGCCTAAGATAAAGAAAGATGGCTTTGAGGATGTTGCTGCTTATAGTACAAAGATTGGTAAATTACTATTTACTGATGGTGGAAATTCATCAGCACTTAATAGAGATAAGTACTTAATTCGACTATTACCTAAGATAAAAGATGAAATAACTAATTTCACGCAGTATACTATAAATAGTTACCGGAAATATTATCATAATGATAGTATCGGTGATGATTCAATTATAGAAGAAATTTATAACTTTGTCGCTGTAAAGATTAAAGATAAAGTTAGGACAATGGGTAATATTAAGGGAGACTTTGCGGATACTAAGATTAACTATTCGTTAGAGTGGATTGAAGATGTAATAGATATGCGAGATAAGATAGAGAACGCTATAAAGATTTTAACATTAAAGAGTAAAGGGTTTCCCAGTATTAGTTACCATTCCAGTAATTGTGATATACACTCAGATCTAGAAGTACATGAATCTGTTATAAATATGAATAATGTTCCACCTCTTTCATATAATTGTGAGTGTACAGTAGAGGATATTGAAGTATGGGCCGAAGTATAGATTCACTTGTTGATTCTCTTGATCATATAGATGTAGATATACATGCTAGTCATCTTAACTATATTAATGGCAATGATATGTACTACAGATTTGAAGCAGCAGCAAATGGTAGCACATCTTGGACTACACCATATCCTAAACCCCAGCTAACTCATCATGCCCATAAAGATGACGCAATAGGCAGGATCATAGCATATGATGTTCTTACTACTACAGATGATATAAACGAACCTAATAATGTTATAAAACTTACCTCTAGGATTGTTGCAAAAGATGCAATGAAGAAAATCCTTACCGGGATATACTACACCTGTTCAGTTGGTAGTAGAATCACTAAAATTAGATGCAGCGAATGTAATCAAGTCTTAACTGAAGAAGGTTTATGTGAGCACGAAAAAGGCGACATTCTAGAGAATGGTAATAAAGTCTACTGGATTGTAGATGAGATTACCTATACAGAGAATTCATTTGTTAATAAACCAGCAGATCCTTACGCAAGGATTGTAGCTATAGATATTGGTAATGGAGTAATTCCATATAAAGAGTTTCTCGATCATAGAGCAACTCTTATAAATGAACTGAACATGGAGGATTCCTTAATGGACCTTAATGACGGTAAATTGAGTGCCTCTGCGAGAAAAAAGCTTCCCGATTCAGCTTTCTGTGGCCCTGGTAGAAGTTTTCCAGCACATGATAAGTCTCATGTGATTGCTGGTAGTAGACTTCTTGATAAGTCTACTTTTTCTGATTCTACCAAAACCAAGATTAAGTCTTGCTTGTACAGAAAAGGTAAACCATATGGTATTACTCCCTCTAAAGATGAATTAGAGCAGTATCCAAACATGCTTACCTTTCGTATAGATGACGAGTTTTCTGATGAAGAAGTTAGTACAATCGCAGCGTACTTTGAAAAAAATCCGGATGCAGATCTGCCTGAAGTCGAAGACACCGATCAGGCTCCCTCAGAGGAACCAAATAATGTGGAATCCTTTGATGAAATTAAAAATAAAGATAAAGATGCAATCATAGCATATACGGAAAAGTTAATCAGTACACATACTGATGCAGTGTCAGAGCTCAAAAAGACGATAGCAGATAATTCTAAGAAAATAAATACCTTAGAAAAAACTATTACTGATAAAGATACTATAATTAATTCTAAGGATGATGAAGCATCTAAGTATCTAGATGAAGTAGCTAGAACTGAAGAGAAGTATAGACAATCTTTAATTGGTAATATAGTTGATCTTCAGACACTAAGCGAAGAGAAACTTAATGAAGATGAGCTCAAAGAAAAATATAATAAACGACAAATTCATAGTTTAGTCGATACTATTAGTGATCTCCATTCCGAGATCAATAATAAACTCAAAGAAACTAACAAAGTCGATGACCCGACTTTGCAAGATAATGAAGATAACAAGGAAAATAATAAGGTAACTAAAGATGGTAAGGAATTACCAGATGGAGTAGACCCTAAGTTAGCACCTTTTTATCATAAAAACTGGAGGAATGAATAATGGCTGTTGAAAATTTTTCACTACCGTTTAATGTACATAATGTACACCAAATGCCAATTCGTAACCGTCCTAGTAGGTTAGCTCAGACTCCGTTAGCTGAGAGATTTCGCTTCGAGGTTTCTGAAGGTGTTAGACCTGCGGAATATTTTGCTCCTTTTAAGTATCTTCCTGTATTACTGCAGGATACTACAACTGAGGACTTTATAGTTATTCCTAAGGGTCGTATAGTTAGTTCCGTCACCACTGAAGATGCACAACCTTCTGGTGGTATGATATATCCTTCTGGAGATGGCACTATTGATACGTTCAGAAGTCAGATCGATGACTCTTTCAAAACTTCGGATATTGATAATTCTTACTTTGGTTATGATGAGTATGTAACAAACCTACTTGTTCCGGCTAATGGTGGTACTATTTCTACTGTTTACTATACAGCTAATGATACCACTGCACTAACTCCTCATATCTCTGGCGGATACGCCGGTGCTGGTGAAGAGTTTTACTTACCTGTTAATTATCCTGTAGGTGTAGTTTATCATGATTGGTATCAGGATATTCGTGGTAAGTATCTAAATTACCGGATGTGGCCTGATGGTGGACATGTATTATGTGATTGGTATGTAGAAGTACCTTACGTTAAGACAACTGCTGGGGCTCAGTCTAGCACCCTTGGTTCTGGAGTAACTCCTGTAGCAACTAATGGTGACTATACTAGTTACCTTGCTAATTACCCTGTTAATAAGAAATTTACTTATCTCGAAGTTAATATGGACACGGATACTTTCAAACCTGGTGTTTGGATTAACTCAGATCTTGTAGGTAACTATAATATCGAAGGCGTTAGTACCAAGTCTATCCAGACTGTTGGTCGACTTATAGGTATTGATAACAGATTTTCAAAATCTGGACTTGGTGACGTTCAAACTTATCCTGGCTCTCGTATGCCTGGAACACAAACGGCCGGACTACCATCGTTCTTGTATGAGTTCGTGGTGGCCTGTCAAACACTTACCGGAACAGTTCCTACTGTTGAGGATGTAATCGGCTACGTAAGAGCTGGATTTTATGGTGTAGCTAGAATACAGCTCCACATATAATTTTAATTCTTAGGAGAATCAATAATGAATCCAATGTATATAAAAGACGACGTAGCTTTCAATATTAAAGACGAAAAAGAACGGAATTGCTTCTACAATGTCTATGATGCTTTCACTAACCGTGGACGTATCTTTGATAAGAAGGACGGTTCTATTAAAATTTTCGAATTTAAGGACCTCATGACTACTCAGGATCTGACAAGATTTATTCCCCAGACAGTTGAAACTGTTATCAGGGAAGCTCTTGAACCTAACTTGTTTATTGTTAATCGGCTGTTCCAGCTCATTAATATACCTCGTGGTTCCAGAGTTCAGATTGGAGCAGTAGGTGCAATGGAAGCTGGTCGTGTCGGGCAGGGTGGAGAATACCCTCAAAGATACTTAGACCTCGATGGTGGTGATATGGTAGCTCTCACAACCGATAAATATGGTCTTAAAATTTCTATGACTGAAGAAGTTGTCGAAGAGAACTTATTTGACGTAGCAGGGATCTGGCTTAGAGCAGCTGGTAAAGCCCTCGCTCGGCATAAAGAACGTTCTGCTGCCAAGCTTTTGAGCGAACAGGGGTTTGATGTCTTTGATAATATCAATCCAACTAACTCCTATATCGGTTCTACCAATGGTAGAAACATAGCCGGTACTCCTAATGGTTCTCTCACTGTTAACGATATATTTGAAATGTACGCATATCTTTTACATAGAGGTTTCTCTCCTGATGTAATTCTCATGCATCCACTTGCGTGGAAGACATTCATGTGTGATACTGAGATGAGAGAAGTCGTTCTTGCTAATGCTACTGTTGCCAGCTATAGACAACCTGCTGGTAGTGCCGCTCCTAATTGGGGCACTTCCCATGGAGGCTTTGGTCTAAGGACTACAGCTACTGGTAATAGAGAGACTAGCGGGAATACTATTAAAGGTGGCGATCCTTGGGTGCAGACTTTGAATCCGCTTGGTGCGACTTTCAATATAGCTCCTAGTTATTTGCCTACCCCGCTTGAAGTAATTGTTACTCAGTATGTCCCGTTTCAGTATGGTACTCGTACCACTGGAACTGCCAATGAAACCACTAAGGGTGCAACCACGAATATAGTAATGGTTGACTCTAGTGTTTGTGGTATTATAGGTCAAAGTTCTCCTGTTCAGACTGATACTTGGACTGACCCCGAAAGGGACATTCAGAACCTTAAAGTCAGAGAATCTTGGGGACTTGGTGTACTAGAGCAAGGTAAAGGTATTGCAACCGCTCGTAATATCAGTACCTCCCGTAACTATAACTTTGATAATGTTAATCAGGCGACACTTAGTGAAATTCCACAGGACAGTGGAATTCTTAGTGGAACTAGTCTCTAATATTTATCTAATCAATATTAAAAGGGAGCATCTAATTATAGATGTTCCCTTTTTTTGTTCTATATAAGTAAAAGATATTAATTTAACTATACTATAACTAACAGAGCAGGCTAATATTCAAATCTATACCTGTAATAATCTGTACAATATATATTTATTTCTTATAAGGAGCAATTATGAAGTCAAAAACTATGAAACTACCAAAGTATCTTAAATTAAATAAAGGTAATATGTGGTTAGATGATGATGCAGAGGATCAGAATGCCTCTGGTATTAGATTGATAGACACTGACATAGAGTTCATTGGAAGAGGATATCTATCCAGTAAAGATATGGATTACTACGAGAAAACCGGTATAACACCTAACAAACCTATCAAATTGGATATACATAAAAATCAAGATGCTACACATAACTCATACGGATACGTTGTTAGTGAAAAGGATCGCTCTTACTTTTGTACAGAAGATATACCAGAAGATAAGTTAGCCAATATTCTTACAGCATGGCAGAATAATATCCTTATACCTTACGATCCAAAAACCAAGAAAAAAAATATTCAAGAAAAGACAAAAGATAATAGAAGGGATTTTAGTTGTAACAAAGATGGAGATATGGTATTCTCCGGTAAGAATAAGGATATGTATAATAAACTTAATAATCTTGTCTTTAATGAACTTAAAAAGTTTGTAACAGGGCATAATAAAAGAGCTGATCTTCAAGATATGTTACAGTATGAAGTTAAAGGATATAATAAACTGAGCAGACCTAGGGGAGAAGTTATGGACCTTATAAGAACAAAAATAAATGAACTTGGTCCCGGCATCACTCCTATCAGAGTGAATGATATAGATGATCAGGATTAATAATGTCAGATTTTTATATAACTACTCATTATCCAGCTATTAATGCGAAGAATATACCAAGAAATGTAGAGATAAAGGTATACTTCACCAAAGAGATAACAGAAAGTTCGGTAGATTATAGGACAATAAGTATACACGATAAACTATATGCTACTGCACCTGGGGCAGTAGGATTGGACTATAGTGACGCTGGTACATCTAGTGGAATACCAGATATACTTACTTTTACTCCTTCAATTCTTCTAGATTCATATACTACATACTCCGTATTTGTTCATAAAAGTGCAAATAGTGTTGTATCCGTTGATGGTGATAATTTATCTGATACATATAAATTCAGTTTCACTACTGGAAGTGGTACAATAGAGAATGTTTCACCTTCAACTCTTGAACAACTAGAGATAGACCTACAACATGCAATAGATATAGAGGACTATGCAACAGCAAATGAAATTCAAGCTTTAATTGATAGTTATGTAAGCGGAGTCCTCCCATCTGGAGATATACCAGCTCCTGATACTATTAGCTACCTAGATGTATACTCTACGTATCCTATTAATGAACAAGCAAATGTTTCTATGAATGATCTCAACTTTATTAAAGTTCAGTTCAACGATGTGCCTGCTGTAAGTGGTGTAGCTATAGGGGATTACATTGATGTTATATACAAGCCGGTATTGGAGTAACCATGGACGAATTTACTAAACAAGTAAGTGGAGTCTATCAACTAGTATATAATTATGCCATAGACCTACCTGAAGGCGAGATAATAAAGTCGTATAATGTATACTTAGATAGCGTACTAGTTTCTGGAATTGAGAACGGAATAATCCATTCATATAGCCAGTATAATAAAGAAACAATACTAGTTGGAGTACAACATGGCGAACATGGTAGTGGATATGTTATAGGTACAGACGTAACTACTAATCGCGGGAATACATACGATAGGTCAGTATATCTAACTATAGATGAAGACGATCTCCCATATGCCTATGATACTTTACAGTATAGGTTCTATTCTTCTACGTATGATCGTGCCATTTATATACTTCCTGATATAAATGATGGATTTGAGTATAATAAAGAAGTTCATGTTACTGTTAATCCGGGAATATCCGGAATTTATAACTGGCCCATGGAGAATAGCAACTCATTCTGGTTCACTACTCAATACTGTCCATTATTCACAAACATAACTACTATTAAGTTAATGGCTGGTCCATCTATAGAAGGATTCGCCAATGATACTATATATAGGATGATATATAAAAACTCTTTAGATGTTATAGATATATATAATGCTTCTAATAGTTGTTCTTATAATTATACTTCTTGGGGATGTAATCCTTCTCAAGTACCCTATCAATTGCGTAGATATGTAGAATGTAAGACCGCTTATGATCTATTAACTCTTGTTGATATGATCACACAGGAAGGTACTGCACAATCCAAGCACCTAGGTGACATGAGTATCAAGTATGGTGGTAAGGCTGGTTCACAAGACCCGGGTTTAAAAGGTAGACTTTATGATTGCTTCACAGGTACACTTAACGTTGTAGGTAATAATATTAAGTCAGCTGTTAGAGGTATCTACGATAGCAGTAAGTCGTATCCGCATCCTTGTATGGGAACAAATAGCCGGTCAGTTAAATTCGTACCTTATAGACGTAATAATACTCCAGGTTCATCCGGTCCTTACACAGGGAATTACAGAAGAACTATATAGGGGATAATAATGCAATGGGAATCTAATAATAATAGTAGTCGGAAGTTATTCGATGTAACTATAGCTGATGGTATAGACCTTAGAAAAGAATTTCATTACATTATATATGGTTCATTAACTAAACAACCTCTTGGACATTGGGTAGTAATTAGGCACTTTGATTTGAATACTAAATCAAAGTACTGGAATAAATATTCAAAAGAAGGTATAGGAGGACCACCTAATACGTGGAAAGATACTATTCTTCGAACTAGGAGAG